TTCAACTATTTAATCCTAGCAGTACAACTTTTGTAAAACATTTTATATCAAATGCTGTTAGTTATGAAGCTAATGATTATATTTTAAATATTTATACTGCTGGTTATTGTAATCTAACTGCAGCTATTGATGGAGTGCAGTTTTCAATGAACACAGGCAATATAGATAGTGGAGTAATAAAATTATATGGCATTAGTTAAATATAATAACAATAGTATTAGTGCTGTTACTGCAACTGGGTTAGCAAATGGTGCTATGACACATATTAAAACCTTAACTGCTAGTAGTTCAGCTACATTAAGTTTTGTTGATGGTGCAGATAGTGTTGTATTAGATTCAACTTACCCTATTTATGTATTTAAGTTTATAAATATACACCCACAAAATAATGATGCTGATTTTCAATTTAATATGAGTATAGATAGTGGAAGTAATTATAATGTAACTAAAACAACAACAATTTTTAATGCTTATCATTACGAAGCTGATAGTGGTGCTAATGTTGTGTACGATACTGATTCAGATTTAGCACAATCAACAGCAGACCAAATAATTGCTGGAAATCAAGGAATTGGTAATGATAATGACCAATCAATATCTGGTCAACTTTTTCTTTATTCACCATCTAGCACTACTTATGTAAAACATTTCATAACTAACACTAATGCTTCCCACCATGCAGATATAACAGTAAATGGATTTGTTTCTGGTTACGGAAACACTACGTCAGCTATTAATGGTATAAGATTTTTATTTGGTTCTGGAAACATAGACGCTGGTCAAATTAAACTCTACGGAATAAAGGATAGTTAATGGCACTTATAAAACTAAATAATAAAGCTGTAAGTAACGCAACAGCATTTGGAAGTATTACTGCATTAGGTAGTATGACATTTATAAAAAAGCTAACAGCTTCTAGTTCTGCTACTTTATCTTTTGTAGATGGTACAGATGGAGTGGTGTTAGATTCTACTTATAAAGAGTATATGTTTACTTTTAATAATATCAACCCAGCAACTGATAATGTTAAATTTCAATTTAACATGAGTGTTGATGGTGGTAGCAATTATAATGTAATAAAAACAACTACAGTATTTCAAGCATATCATCAAGAAAGTGGTGCTAATTCACCTGTAGAGTATAGAGATGAGAAAGATTTAGCACAAAGTACAGCATTTCAAATTTTAGGTAGTGGAATTGGTAATGGTGCTGATGAATGTTTGTGTGGTAATTTACAATTATTTAATCCATCAAGCACAACATTTGTAAAACATTTTATGAATGTTTCTCAACTTTATGACGGAAACAACACTATGTCATTAAATTCTTTTACTGCTGGTTACGGAAACACAACAAGTGAAGTAGATGCTATTCGTTTTCAAATGGACTCTGGCAACTTTGATGGAGATATTTGCCTATATGGTATTGCTTAAAATTCAATGCTGTTAGGCATTGCTTAACAATTAACAATGGAGTATAAGAAATTATGACAAGACATCACAATATAAATGGCAACATAGTACCTTTCACAGCAGCAGAAGAAGCAGCTAGAGATACAGAAGAAGCAGCTATTGTAACTAATGCACCAGCTACAGCTTTAGCTACATTAAGAGATAAAAGAAATAGATTATTATCGGCAACAGATTATTTAGCTTTATCTGATAATACTTTAACTGCTGATATGGCAACTTATAGACAGGCATTAAGAAATTTACCTAATGGTAAAGATACAGTTGCAAAGTGTACTAACGCAGTCTTTCCAATTAAACCCTAATGGCTAAACAGAATTTTTCACACTACATAAAAAGAGATAAACCACCAAAGAGACCCAGAAGGCACACTAAAAGTTTAAACAAGAGTTCAACATTTAAAAAATATAACGGACAAGGAAGATAAATTATGGCAGCTACAGTAGATACAGTTAACTTACAGACAGGCTCAGTTAAGCCTACATCTAGTAATCAAACTACATCAAGTAAAGCTACTTCACTGATTGAGTCTATAGTAGCTAATCCTACTATGCCTACGGGGACTACTATATCTCCGCAATTACAAAATGTAGCAAGTAATGAATTAATGAGTACTGCAGGAGTTAGTGGGACAGTAGCAGCAGCTACACCTACAGGTGCAACAACACCTACAATAACTGGAGCAGTAGCACCAACCTCTACAGCAACTACAGTACCTACTACACAAGCAGCTAATGTTTATACTGCGTCAGGAGTAGCAGCATCAACTCCTACTATGACTGGGGCACAAGGTACAGTAACAGCACCTGCAGTAGCACAAACAGGAACTGTTAGTACAGATTCTACAGTTAGAGGTCAGCTAGCAAGTTTACAAAGTGATGTTGAAACAGCAGTAGCAGCAGGTAATCCTTTACCAGTATGGGCTAGAGGTGCAGCTAAAGCAACTGAAGCAGCTATGGCTAATAGAGGTATGAGTCAAAGTTCTATGGCAGCTGAGGCATTAGCCGAAGGTATCATGAACTCTGCTATACCTATTGCTAAAGCAGATGCAGATACTTATAAGGAAATGATATTTCAGAATCTTGCAAATAATCAGCAAGCTGCAATAACAAATGCTCAAGCATATTTACAAATGGATATGGCTAACTTGTCTAATAATCAACAAGCTAGTTTGTCTAATATGCAAGCAAGACAATCATTCTTAATGTCAGATCAAGCAGCAGCAAATGCAGCATTTCAATTTAATGCTAGTAGCCAGAATCAAATTAATCAATTCTATGATAACATGAGTTCACAAATGGCTGAACAGAATGCAGCTAGATCAGATGCAATGGGTCAGTATGCAACTAGTGAAACAAATAAGATAGCATCCTTAAACGCACAAAATTCAGTAGCAGTTGATCAGGCTAATGCAGATAGAGAGTCTGCTATTAATCAGTTTAACTCAACCATAGAAAATCAAAGAGATCAATTTAACGTTAACAATCAAAGAGAGATAGACCAATCAAATGTAGTTTGGAGAAGAGGTATTAATACTGCAAACACTGCAGCAGTTAATGCTGTCAATCAAACTAACGCACAGAATCTATTGGGATTATCTAACTGGGCAATGTCAGCAGCATGGCAACAATGGAGAGATGAAGCTTCATGGGTTAATACTGCTTCTGAGAATGCACAGAATAGAAATCATAATTTAGCAATGGCTGCACTTGAAAGATCTACAGCAATAGATTTACAGGATCAGGCATCTAAAGATTCTATGTATCAGATGATAGGTAAGTTTGGTTTTAATTTATTATCATAATAGGAGAGTATAATGTCATTTAAAAAGTGGGTTAAAGATAAAGTAAAGGATACGGCAGTATGGGCAGGAGGTGCTATTGGAGGTTCTATAGGTGGACCTACAGGTGCAGCATGGGGTAGTAAAATAGGTGGAGCATTGGCTGGTAGTTTAATGAATAAAGGAGGAGTTGGTGGAGATTACGAGATTCCAAGTACATCTGTTACAGCACCTAGTTATGGTGGCAGAATGGGTAGTGAGAGATCCGACACAGCAGGTAATATTCGTGGTCCTGAAACTGTAGATGGTAAAGATTTAAATTATGAGTGGGAAAGAAGATTAATGAATGCCATGGGTAAAGATAGAGAATATAAAAGAGACTTAACATAGGATATATATGAATCAATTTCAAGAAGCACCTAACAACCCTTTTGACGCACCAGTCCCTGGTCAAGGATTAACTGATAAACCAGGAAACTACCCTTGGGAACATCCACCACAGTACACAAATACTATGGAAGCTACAGAATTTGTTTGGGATAAATTGACTGAACCACAATTTGCTGAGCAAGTTATTGGTATGTTAGATGCAGGTATTCCTGTAGAGGCTATTGGTAGAATCATTGTATTTAGTGGATTTACAGAAGGTAAGTGGACTCCTGATGTAGCATTTATTATTACAGAACCTATTATGAAAATGATAGCAACAATAGGTATTCAAGGTGGTGTTAAAAAATTTAGAATATCTACACAAGATTTAACAAACAATACAGAAATGAAATCTATATTAGATGTTAAGAAAAACAAAGAAGAATTTGAGAAAGCATCTAAAGGTGTGCAAGAAGAAATTAAAAAACAACCTGAGCAAAAAGGTTTAATGGCTGCACCACAACCTAAAGAAGAGGAGATTATATAATGGCAATAGATTTTGGAAGAATGATACAGGGTGTAGCTACAGGTGCTATGGGTCAGTACAATGCAGAAGTAGCAGCTAAAGATAAAATGAAAGGTGAGATTATTCAAAGAGCAGGTTTAAACTTTTATGAAAATACTTTACCAGAGTTTGAAAAAAAAGAAAAATCTAGAAAAGAAACTTATGATAAACTCTCTGGACAATTTGGTGTAGACGTAGCAGAATATATGGGTCAGAATAATTTTATTACAGGTGATGTCAATGACTACAAAAATATCTTAATTCAATTAGGTGATAACCCAGAAATTAAAGCAGATAAATTAAAAACATATCTTGAAGCTACAGGTAGTAGTTATACAAAAAGAGCTGAAAGTAGATTTGATGCTATAAAAGAAAGAGAAAAAACTATTATGG